GAATCCGTTATTATTGAACGTAAATTGCCCAGTATTAGTGCCTTGAGCGCCAGAGCCATCAGATTCTAAAACGTAAGAAGAGCCTCTTGCGGTATCAATTAAATTATGATTTCCACCGTGGGTTCTGGATTTAATCCAAGTCAAACCGCCTTCGCCAGAAAGGTCAATGTTGTTTGTTATAGTCTGAGCGGCTCCATTACCCGGGTGCAAAAACGTAGAAAACACATCGTCAACGTAAACGGGGTCAGCCGTAGCACCAGAGGCCGCAAGTAGTTTGAGCGCAGAACTACTCATTACGCCATCGCCTGACCGGCAGTAAAGCCGTAGTAAGTGGTGCCGCCATCAATCGTAAAGAAGACAAATACATCTACGCCGTTGTTAGTAGCAGTTAGTGTTGGTGCTGTAGCTGCTGCCCAATCAACGCTTGTAGGCCATGTAATGACTCTAGCTGAACTGTCTTGAATTACCTTTAGCACAAACATAGAGAGCTTCCCGCTTGCCGCAGGGTTGCTAAATGTATAGGTGACGTTTTCAGTCAGATCGTGCAGAAACGAATTGCCATCACGCAGATTGAGTGTGGCTGCATTAGAGCTAGAGGTTATGGTCGTGGACTCTTCAATAGTGCCGTTGTCAAAAGACACCACACCGTTGGCATCTGATGTAACAAGACCTGATGCCTGAGTCAGACCCAATGTGTTTGGCAGTTTGACTGTATAGGTTGCTGCTGCACTGTGTGCTGGGCCTTGAACCGTGACCCCATGCGAATTGCTTTCACAATTGAACCTAATCGTGCCAGCATTAGTGTTTCCATATAGCTCGGTGTAGCCAGTGCCATTTGGAAATAGTTGTATGTTTCCGTTTGTATTAGTAGATGAAACAGTGTTGCCATCTAGCTTAATATTGTCCCCAGCTAACGATCCAGTAATTGCAACATTGCCTGAGTAAGTAGCCGTAACATAACTACCTGTATCAATTAGATAACCAAGGCTTGCCCAGTTACCAGAACCAGTACCGGCTTTTACTTTTAGTGTATCTGTTTCTATTCCTAACTCACCTTGTGCTAATGTTGGATTAGCTGATGACCAGTTAGATGCTGTGTCTCTGCGTATTTGAATAATGCTAGCCATGATTATGCACCGCCTCCGTTAAAATTCTGAGCTGTAAGATAAGTTGAATTAGCAAAACCACCGTCTAGCCCTGCACCGGAAGTACCTGCTTTGAACTTTGATGTGCTGTTATCAAAAACTAAAGTCTGACCATCTGTTGGAGCAGGTGTTAGATTAACATCACTAAGATCATTAAGAGATGCAACAGACCCAAGAGAAGCTGCTAATATTCTTGCAGTCATTGTAGCTGTTGTAGGTAAAGTTGTGTCGTTACTTACAAAGGTTTCTGAAGATAAAACAACAGCAGCAGCATTTATATTACTAAAAGATACACTAGTTAAGTATCCAGCAGAAGCATGATTGCCCCAGCCATAAGCTGTGTTCCAGTTAGCAATGTTTAAGTTAGAGCCTGTAACAGCCCCTGAAAATGTACCTGTAGTACCAGCAACAGCCGCAAAAGTTCCCGCTGCTGGAGTAGAGCCACCAATAACAGCACCATCAATAGTACCACCGTTAACATCTGCTGTTGTAGCAACTAAAGAAGTAAACGTACCAGCAGCCGGTGTTGTACCACCAATAGTTACATTATCTAAAGCACCACCGTTAAGATCAATAGTTCCTGCGGTAACAGTTCCTGAAACAGTAACATTAGCAAACGTAGCTGTACCAGTAAACGTAGGTGAGCCTAAGTCTGCCTTAGTTGCACTGGCTACTTGAATAGCATTAAATTCTGTATCAAACTCCGAACCACGAATAACCTTATTGGCATCACCCGTAGGTAAAGAATCTTTAGCAGTAAAATTTGTGGATTTTACATAGTTAGACATAAGGCTTTCCTATCCGTTGTGTCTTTTAGTTAAACACCCTAATCTAAGATGCTTAAATAAAAGGGGCCATTGCGACCCCTGTAGAACTTAAGCGTCAGCTAGTGACAGGATAAATCCTGCTTCTGGACGATAGGTTTGGATGCCGTACAAAGTGTCAGCAGTGTACAGAGTAGACAAGTACTCTTGCTTGTACTGAGTCTGCGAACGTACAGCCATTTGCTCTGCAAGAACAAGAGCGTCCTTGTGGAAGAACAAACAACCGCGAGTGTCAAGAGTTGAGGCGCTGTTTTGAGCAGCTACTTCAATAACAGGACAGTTAGCAGAAACGTAAACGTCTACACCGTAGAGGTTACCAATCAAACCAGTTTCCACACCACGGCCACCAACAAAGTCAGAGGACACGTATCGCTCAATACCCATGATAGACTTACGTGCAGCAGGTGGAATCACCAAGCAACGATTGTCCATAGGTACGTTTGCATCGTCCATCTTCTTGATAGCTTCGCGGAAACCAAGATCAGTAAAGTTATCACCAGAAGTTACTGTGTCAGTTGCGTAAGCAGCAAGACCAGCAGCAGCATTAAAGTAATAACTGTTAGTGTTAACCCAGTTTGCACCAGTGTTAGCAGGAGTAGTAGTACGAGTACCATCACCAAAGCCAGTGGCAGCATTCATCAGGTCAGTGTCAACCGTCACAGCCAATTGATAACCAGCATCTTCAGTGTAGAACTGACGCAGAGAGGACAGAGCCTGTACTTCTACGATATCTTCGATGAAACGTGAGTACTCAAAGTGACGATCAATAGTGATCTGCAACTCAGTCTCAGTGTTTGCTTGGATAGTGACAGCAGTGTCAGCTACCTTAGCATTTGCTTCACCACGAATGGGCTTAGGTACGTGAATCAAGTCACCTTTCTTTCCTGTCATAGATAAACGCTTGACAAGAGGTGCCATCTTCAAGTTCTTTTGGAAAGCAGCAATAATTTCGTCACTCCAAATCTCTGGAATGAACTTGTCTGCTTTGGCCTTATTGACGATAGAGTTACCGCCAACTGTGCCGGGATACGCTTGTTCAGCCATTGTATTTCTCCTTTAGGCTACTTGACCCTCCTTTCCGCATAAGCTGCCATAATTTCAGGCTGTAGTGCCATGTAGCGGTCAGGGTCTTCTTTCATAAGTTTAATTAAGTCAGCACGACGATAAACTTTCTTACGAGATCCTTCTGATGTTCCACGAGCGTTGCCTGTGTTAGCAGACTGTACTGCACTCTTACGAGCTACCTTTTCAGCTTGCGCTGTCTGTTGAACTACTTGGTTACGTTCTTTCCAGTTACTAAATAGTTCATCAGCGGCATCGTAATCATACTGTTGGTCAGCATGTACAAACAAATTTGTTCGGACTTTAGACCCTTTGATCCACTCAGCAAACTTAGGGTCTTGCAAAATACTTTCCATTTCTGGATGCTTAGATTTAAGCTGTGCAAGAGTAGCCTGTTGTTTGTATTGTTGTGTGTAAGCTTGTGCTTCTTTTATCTTAGGGTGGTTGTCTATAGCTCTGTTTACAGCAGTTGTAGGATCAATAAAGAAATCCGTATCATCTTCTTGTTGCTGTTGTTCAGGTGCTGGTTGGTTAACAAGTTGTGTCTGAATGTGGTCATCAACAACTTTTCGTAACTCTCCAACTTCCGTACTCTGCTTGCCAGTAAATCTTTCAAGCTCTTGGTGCATCTGCACTAGATCCTCTACTGACTTACCTTGGTACTTTTCTGGAAGTTCAGATTCTGCTTGAGGTTGCTCCTCTGGAGTCTCTACAGTATCTTCTGTGTCGAGTTGATCTGTTGCTTCTAACTCTTCTTCTGGACGCTCATCAATTAGTGTTGCTCTTGACATAATATAAACTTACCCCGCCTGATTAGGTTATGGAGAAATAAAATAGGAGTTGCCCCGGCTAGGATTCCTTACTAGTCTGTCCTGCGTTTTCGTGTTCACGTACCCACTTCATATGCCTACCGGGAAAGTCCCCAGAGGCGCCGTCAAGTATGTGACGAGTAGCAGAAACAATCTTTGTAGCATTAGCACCACAATCGCACCTACTGATTGTCGTGTCTTGTTCTACAAATTCTTCAAAAATATGCCCATTAGTACAACGAAACTCAAATACTTTAATCATTTTCTTCAGTCTTATTAGCTTCTTCGTAGTTAGTAGTAACAATAGTTTCCATGTTAATTAAGTGGGCTAATACGTTTAGTTGTCCCTTACGGAAGTACATATCGTTAGCATCTTTAGTTGCTTCTATGCTGTTAATGTTGTTAGCGTTGTTAGTAAATTCACTCGTAAGTTGCTTCCAACCGTCTGTTATAAAAAGACTAAAGTAATTGTCGTAGTACGTTTGTGTTTCTTGATCCACTTGAGGCCCCTTAGGTTGTCTCTAGTTAATAGGATATACCTTAGTATACTTTATATTATACCATACTTTTACTCAAAAGTCAAGCTATTTTTAATGTTATTTTTACCGCTTCTTAGCTGTCTTAGCTGCTTTTTTGAAGGCAGAGGCCTTAGGCGCACCTTTAGACCCCGGTTTACGCATTTTTTCGCCTGAACCGGCGGCAATACGCTTACGTTTAGCATTAATGTTGCTGTATAAGCCACGTTTAGCCATTTTAGTAACCCTTAGCCTTTTTTACCTTCTTTCCTGTCTTTTTAGCAGCAGCTTTGGCTTTTGCTTTACCTTTAGGTGTGTAAGAATACTTTTTATTTCCGACCATTGGCATTAGCTTTCTCCTTTGCTTTTTTAGACAAGTCTTTGTAGTGGTACAGTTTTACAGAAGTCTTGCCGTGGGTTTTACCAGAGTGTAAAGAACCATCTGGCATTTTGTGAGTTCCTCCTGTGTGTAAGGTTCCGTCACGTTTGTAGTGTTTCATATTTTTAGCCATAATTGACTACCATTT